TCGATGATCTCGAGCTGCGTGCCCTTGCACCAGAACTCGAAGGCCGAGTACGCCGACGATGCGCGCGCGCGGAACGACACCGGGTCGGTGACGGTCTCGGCGGCGATGCTCTTCTCGAGCACCTCCATCGGAGACCCGCCCTTAACCCAAGCCTCGCACATGCTATGGACGCAGGTGCCGATGGCGAGGATGTCGTTGCCTTCGTACAGACCGCCCGGCGCGTCCTTGCCCTGCCCCTCCAGCAGCCCGTGCTCGCGGCCCTGCTTGTACGCCCAGTTGATCAAAGCGCCGGGGTCCTTAATCCTGAGGACCGTTGTCACCGACGGAATCTTCTTCCCGTCGGCTGCCTTATAACCCTGTCTCGGTGTAGGCACGATCAGAACGCCAGGTCGTCGTCAACGAAGTCCGACGCCGGCACCGCGGGCGCGGCGGCAGGCTTCGGGGCAGGCTTCGGCGCGTCGAGGATGCGGGCGGCGATCTTGTCCTGCATCCAGGTCGGGAGCTTGTCGAAGAGGGCGCCGTTCGGCTCGTCGGTCGAGTACACCAGCGCCTCGCCCTCCATCACCGGCGCCGGGATCGCCTTCGGCAGCGGCATGATGGACGTGAGGTTGGCATACGTGCGGTCGCCCTTGACGCTGTGCGTTATATTGATGAACGCCGGCTTGCCGCAGATCTTCGAGAGGTCGAACTTCTTGAGCTCCTCCGGCGTAAAGGCCCGGCCGCGCCACGAGGTCAGCAGCGCGTAGAGCGTGCTCTTCTCGTTGAGCGACAGGCCGACCGTGCGGCTGATGACCGCCGGCAGGCTCTTGGTCTCGCCCTCCTTCGTGATCTCGACCCGGATCTCCGGTATCTGGAACCGCAGCACCACGGTGCGCTTCGGCGCGAACTGGCCGCCGGGTGACGGCTGGACGCCAAGGTCCACGACCATATCGCACACGGCCGCATACGCACCCGCCTCGATGGGCTTGCGGGGCTCGAAACTGCCGCCAGGGGCGGCGCTAACAAACAGACTCATCGCTTCTCTCCTTCTTGGGTTGTTGAATCGACTCTTCGGATCTCGACCACGCCGTCGTGGCCTGTAAAAAGGGAAAGGCCGGAAAACTTGAGCGCCTGCGCCAGCTCGCCGACCGATACGCCAACGAGGCGCGCGCGGGTCGGGGGGCTCACGCCGCCCGGGTACTCAAACTCAATCCGCAGGCCCATCGTCCGCTCCAAGCTCTTGTAGAAGTTGTCGACGGGGGCGCTCATACGAACCACCGCGAATATTTGTGCGGCTGCACGACGCGCGCGCGGATGGTCGGGTGCGGCAACCGCTCGCGGCGGTCGCGTAGGCACGACCACGGCGCGGGGCGGGTCCACATAAAGAGCAGGAGGATGCTGAGCCAGATTGCGCAGACCAATACAAAGGCGACGCAGAAGGCGGTCTCAAGGGGAGTCATGCGGCCACCTGCAGGGTCTGAGTGCCAACCAACCACGCGCGCAGCTGCTGGCGCATGTAGCCGATCTGGTCGCAGATCTCGACGACGCGGACGTCGGCGGTGAAGAGCTCGTTGCCGCTGTGGTTGATGGTCAGCTGCAGCAGCTCGCGCGCGACTGCCTGGTAATAGTGGCCGCCGACGATGCAGACCTCGGAGAACGGCCGCCGGCCGTAGCCCGTGGCCTCGACCAGCATTGCCAGCGTCTCGGCGGTCACGCCGCGCGCGATGAGCTCACGGCCGCGCACGTTGTCCATCTTGCGGTTGTACCTGCAGATGGGCGCGGACCCAGCAATCCAGCCGTGCTCGGCAGACAGCACGGTGACATGCGCCAGCGCGCCAGTCGGGTCTGCGGCCTTGAGGGTCTGCCAGACCGGCCCGGTGTAGCGGTCCACCGCCGGCACGGGCGACGCCTGCGAGGACTTCGTCGCCGAGCAGGCCATGATGAGGAGGCGGCTCATGCGGCCACCTCGCCGTGGAAGCGGCCCGTACCGCCGCAGCCGTAGCAGGTAAACAGGCAACCCGTGTCTTCTTCGACGCCGTGGTCACCCATGCCGTCGCAACTGGGGCAGATGTTCTGCGCCGCATAATAGGCTGCGCGAGCCTCGTAGGCACACTGCGCAGCGTACTCAAGCCATTCGCTGATGTTCATTTTCGTCTCCTTCTGTCGCTTCCGGTCGGCAACATCGCCGCCCGTGGAATGCATCTTCAGATAGGACGAACGGCGTGTCAAGCCTTTCTTGAAAATATTTTTCAGCCGCCGCCCTTGCCCCCTCAAGGCGCACTTGCTACCCTCCCGGCGCTATGCCTAAACCCAAAGTCCAGCCGCCACACGCGGCGCTACTCCACGCGGTCGCCCAGGCGGGCGGACAGACCGCGCTGGCCCGTAAACTTAAGGTCAAGCCGCAGGCCGTACACCAATGGGTGCTCGCCGGGCGCGTGCCGCCGCTGCGCGCGCTTGCCGTCGAGGCAGCGACCGGTGTATCTAGGAAGGCCCTTCGACCGGATCTTTACCCATGACCAAGCCAGACCTCACCGCCGTCGTGCCCGTCGAGCGCGTCCTCGAGCTCGCCAAGCGCGCGCCGGTCTTTCCGTGCCGCAGGGCAGACCAGACCGACCAGGACGGGCGCGTCTTGAAGGCGAAGTCTCCCCTCACCCGCAACGGGTTCAAGGACGCCACCCAGGACGAGGCCCAGATCAGGCGCTGGTGGGCCGCGAGCCCAGAGGCGTTAGTCGGGGTGCCGACCGGCTCCATCACCGGGCTCGTGGTCATCGACTACGACCACCGCAGCGCCTCGAGCGCGGCGCAGGACTGGATTAGCGAGCACCAATCTGACCTCACCAAGACGCGGGTGCATCAGACCGGCGGCGGTAGCGGCGGGCGGCATTACCTCTTTAAGGCGCCGGCTGGTGTCAAGATCAGGGGCGGCGCCAGCGTCGTGCTCGGCAAGGTTAAAAGGGCGGGGCTCGACATCCGCGCCGAGGGCGGCTATGTCATCTGGTGGCCGCTCCACTACGGCCAGAGCGGGCCGATGGAAGAAGCGCAGCCGCTCCCGGCGGGGCTCATCGACGAGCGCCGGATGGACCTTGAGCTGCCCGCCGAGGTCGCGGCCAGGATGCCGCCTCGGCTTGGTACCAGTCAGGACTTCCAGCGCGACCTGCCGCGCGTCACCGAGGCGATCGCGCACATTGACCCAGAGGGTTACGACGCCTGGCTGATGGTCGGCATGGCGCTGCACCACGCATCGGGCGGCGCAGACGACGGGCTTGAGCTGTGGGATGCGTGGTCCTGCGGCGGGATCACCGGCGGGATCACCGGCGTGCTGCCGGCCTCGTACGCCGGGCGCGCCGACATCGAGTACCGGTGGCAGTCGTTCCACCTTGACCGCGGCGGCGGCGTCACGTTGGGGTCGCTCTTCAACGCCGCCCGCGCCGGCGGCTGGGCGCCAGTCTCGGAGGCGGTGCGCATCGGCCCGCCACAGCGCGATGAGCCGGGGCCAGACTACGGCGATGTGCCCGAGGCGCGCGGCATGGAGCGAGTGCGTGAGCCGGATGCTGCGGTAGTATCGCCGGGCGTTACGAACGCGACAGGTCGCCGGCTAACCCTGCGATCCATCGGCGAGATCGTCGCCGAGCGGCGCGAGGCTACCTGGCTGATCCACAACGTGCTCGAGGCGAATGTGCTCGCCGTGCTCGCCGGGCCGCGCGCGTCGTTCAAGTCGTTCATCGCCCTCGACTGGGCCATGCGCATAGCCGCCGCCGGGAACCCGGTCGTCATCCTGTCGGGCGAGGGCGCGGGGCTTGGGCGGCGCGCCGAGGCGTGGGTGCAGGAGCACGGCAACGGGCGCACCCTTGACGAGCTGCGGCTGCTCGCGCTGGAGTCGGTCGCCAACCTCAACGCCGAGTCGGACATGGGGTCGCTACAGCAGGGCATCGACGAGGCCGGCATCCGCCCGGCGCTGATCATCGTGGACACCTTCAGCAAGTTCTCCGCCGGGCTCGACGAGAACTCGAACCAGGAGGTGGCCGAGTACCTGTCCAAGCTCACGATCGGGCTGCGGGAGCGGTACAGCGCCACGGTATTGCTCGTGGCGCACTCGGGCCACGGCGACAGCAAGCGCCCGCGGGGCGCGTCGGCGCTCATGGCCAACCCTGACGCCGAGTACATCGTCGAGCGGCCCGATGTCCAGGCGATGGTCGTGAACGTCACCCGCGAGCGCTTCAAGGACACCGCCAGCATGGCGCCGGTCGCCTACGAGGCCACCGAGGTCGATCTCGGGCGCGCCGACAAGTACGGCGAGCGGGTCAAGTCGCTGGTGATGCGCGAGACCGCCGCGGCGGGGCGCAAGGAGCGCGAGGCTATGCCGCAGGGCAAGGCACAGCGGCAGCTGCTCACGGCCCTGAGGGAGCGCCAGAAGGGCAGCGACTCGGAGATGATCTGGTCGCTGCCGGACCTGCGACAGATCGGCAGGGAGGCGGCGATGAGCAAGACGACCGCCCACGCAGCCGCCGAGGCGCTGGCCTTTTCGCCCTTCATGACGGGCACCGTCGGGGGCTACAAACTGTCGAGGGAGGGCAAGTAACTGTGGCAAAAATGAGACATAATCAGGTACGAAAAGTACGAAAGGTACGAAATGTACCCGTTCGTACCGTACGAACCGGGTACGAAAGGTACGAGAGTCCTTTAGGACTCGTACCTTTTGTACCGTACCCGGCCTTGGAACTTGAACCAGCCAAGACAGACACGGCCTTCGGCCGGAGGATGGTCGACGGGCTGGGTGAGGAGGGGTTCCGGGTGCTCAAGACCTTCCAAGCCCACTTCGGCGCCAAGGTCGTCCACTACCAGGACGCCAAGGGCGAGGTCGGCATTGACCCGAGGTGGCCGGTATGAGCCAGCAGCAGATTGACCTAGACCACAAGGGGCCGCTCGAGTGGATCGACGACGACTTCTGGGACAAGGTGTCAACAGACGGCCGGTTCTGTATCCGGGGGCAGCGGGTGGGCGACAAGGTCGAGTATGTGCTCTGGCGGATGGGAGCCGACGGGCGGGTGATTCCGCGGTGGCTCGGGATGACCTCAACCTTCGCCGAGGCGGCAGAGCTCGCCGAGAACGCGAGGGGCGAGAAGCCGCCTAGCATCAACCTGCTCTGGAAGGTGGCGAATGAGAAGGGCCGTTAAGCTCTGCCCAATCTGCCTGACCGAGAACACGGGCGGTTTGCCTCACCGGCACCATCGGCTCGCGGCGAGGAAGTCTGGGCATACCCTTGACGAGCTGGCGATCGCCGCCCGAGCAGTCATCGAGCAGAACGCGGTCACGGCCATCGTGATGGACGCGGTCGATGAGGCGAGGCGGCCAGATTATTGGCGTGCAAGGAAAAGGTCGGAGTATCATCCAGCGCATTACATGACCGCGAGCGGTTGAAATGGGACTACGACAACGACAACGGGGCGCCGAGACCGAGCGAGAGGTGTGCAAGATCATCACCGAATCGACCGGGTGGCAGACCAATCGAATACTGGGGCAGGCCAGAGACGGCGGCGCTGATATCCGGCTCGCTCGGTGGGTGCTCGAGGTCAAGCGCAGGAAGTCCATAGCGGTCTACGACTGGATCGACCAAGCCACCGCGGCGTGTGCGCCCTACGAGATCCCGGCGGTTGTGTGCCGGGGCGATAAGCGCGAGTTCTTGGTCATCCAGCGCCTCGACGACTGGCTCAACCTGGTCAAGCCGCAGCTGCCCGAAAGATGAAATGCCCAAAGTGCTCCAAGCCGAGCGAGGTCGTGAAGGTCTACCAGTTCCCGACCGAGGCGCGGCGAAGGCGGGAGTGCCTGACCTGCGGCCATAGATTCACGACCTCAGAGAAGCTCTGGCGCAGGGTCTACGTTGAAGAGATACGCAACCGTCCGGCTCCTCGAGCGACGCGGCAAGAGCGACCCGAGCCTGTGAAGCGGCGCTGGTCTAACTTCGACGTGGTGCCGGTAGATGGGTATGACATGGACTACGAAGATGTCAGCACATATGTGCATGCGGGGGATTGATGGCAGGGACACCAATCAAGCGGGCGAGGCGGGAGAAGGCGCTGACGGTCATGGAATCGCCGGCCTTCTGGGACCAGCTCTGGATTCATCTTGCCGAGGGCAACAGCCTGTCCTCGTTCGTGAAGGGCAGCGAGATCCCATACCAGTTGCTATGGGAGACGATTCAGTCCGATCCCGCACGGCATGAGAAGTTCGAGCTGGTGCGGACTGCGCGTGCCCTGGCGAACGCTGAACGCATCGAGGCGCTGGCTGACCAGGTGGAGCAGGAACAGATCGACCCGAACGCCGCGAAGGTTGCGATGGGCGCGAGGCAATGGCTGGCCGAACGGATGGACCCGAAGCGCTGGGGGAACAAGATCCAGAGCGATGTCCGCATCACCGACACGACGGCGCTGCACCTTGCTGCGGTGCGCGACTTGATGCGGACCGTGAGCGTGCAAGAGCCAGAAAAGCTGACGAATGACACACCGAAGTCGACGGTCCCGCGCGCGTGACTCATTGAACCGGCCTGTGGATAACTCTGTGGATAACTTGTGGATAACTCACGGCCTGACGATCCGCGCGCGGTCGAGCGCACCTGCGCGCCGATGTGCAAGTGCGCGCACGGCGCAAGTGCTTGATTTGCAAGGGGTTGCGGTGCGTAGTGCGTATAACACCCATTATGTTAAATCGGGGCGATTGTGACCACCCTGCGGTCATTCCCCCCTTTCTGTGGGTAACTCTGTGGATATCCTGTGGATAACCTGTTGATAACCTGTGGATAAC